AGAAGAAGCGATGGAAGATTATGCGATTAAGCGTAAAGCAGGTAAAGAAGGAACAATTGTAAAGAACATTAATCATATGTGGGTTCCTAAAAGGTCGAATGAACTTTGTAAGTTGAAAGCAATTGAAACAGCCGATCTTATGGTTGTTGATGTCATCGAGGGAACAGGTAAATATGTCGGTATGGTTGGTGCATTAAAATGTAAAACAGAAGATGGATTACTTGAAGTTAATGTTGGCTCTGGTTTCTCTGATGCTGAACGCAAAGAATTTTTTAGATTTGGAATGATTAACTCTGTGATAGAAGTTCTGTATAATGAGGTCATTAAATCAAAAGGTAAAGATAAAGCATCATTATTTTTGCCAAGGTTTGAATGTGTGCGATTTGATAAAACTGTTGCTAATACATTAGGAGAACTTAAATGATCGTTGGTAATTATTTTCATTATCCATATCCTACTCATTATTCAGAATTTAATTTTGATATTCCGTATACTCAAGTACAACCAGCTAGTACATATACGACAGTTGAGTATATCAATAAAAAGAGATTTTATTATTGTTCACGTCCAGCAAAGAGATGGAAGAAATGAATACATTAAATTATATTAGAAACTTCTTTACTAAGAGATACATCATTACGAGGAAGATGTAAATGAAATATCGTAAACTGCCAGTAGAGGTTGATGCTATTAAGTTTGAATACACTCGTGGTGGTATTAAACTACTTAAAAGTTTTTGTGGAGTGTTTCTTGACAATGTTAGTAAAGCAAGATGTCCCAATGCTATTGGAGAAGCAGAGATAAAAACCATCGAAGCTGGTATTAATCACATTGCAATCGAAGGTGATTACATCATAAAAGCATCAAATGGAGAATTTTATGTTTGTAAGCCAGATATTTTTGAGTTGACATATAGAGAGGTATTATAATGATTAGAGGAATAGTAATATTTTTAATTGTTTGGGTATTTGTTACCGTAGGACTTGAAATATTTAATCATTTGTCTCTGAAGGAGAAGATGAGTTTATTTAAGACACTTAGTTATGGATTTTTGACAGCGGCAGTTTCTGTTGTTATACTAGTAGGTATAGTAACAGTATTTTAATTATGAGGAATTATAAAATGAAGAAAACAATTATTGCACTATGTTTAGTATCAATTTTCGCAATCGGATGTACTCGTATAGAAACAGGAGAGGTGGGATTGCGTCGAGGATTTGATAAGCAGATTAGCAAACAAGAATTGCTTCCTGGATCATTTAATCAACATCTGATTGGCGATGTTATGCTATTTCCTATTAAGCAGATTGGCCTCCAATTAAATGATATTAAACCACAGACACTAGACAATTCAATTCTAGCAGATGTGGATTTGACCGTCGTTTATAACATCAATCCTAGTTCAGTTGGTGAAATTTATACGACAGAATCTCAATCATTTCATGCTACAAATGAGCATGGTGAAACATATCTGATGTATAACTATCTTACTACGGTTGCAAATTCAGCAGTATTTAAGGCAGTTAATAAGTATCCTGCTATTGGTATTGCATCTAATCGTGGTGCAATCGAAACTGATATTGCAAAGTTTATGACGGAGGCATTGACTACAAAGAATCTTAATATGCATATCACAATTGCTCAGGTTCAAGTGAAGAATATTCTTCCTGATCCAAGTATCATCGCATCTGCTAATGCTGTTATCACCCAACAGAATGCTTTGAAGTCTAAGGCTATTGAAGTTGAGATTGCACAAAAAGAAAGTCAACGATTAACTATGTTGTCATCTAATCATCAAAATATTGAATATTTGAATGCTACTTCATTAGCATTGATTGCTCAAGGTGTTCACGATGGAAAGGTACAGAGTATCGTGATTCCATATAATTTCAACGGATTGCTAAATCTTAACAAATAATTTAGAAAGACAACAAAATATGTCAACAGCAAATCAAGAGCTATATGATTCAACAGATTTAGTTTGTGGAACCAAAGCATCTACTTTCTTAGCAGGTATATACGATTTTAAAGAAAATCAAGAAAAGTTAGACTCTGTTCATAATGAGTTAAATAAATTATCAGGATTTAAACTTAGATCAGACCCAACTAAAGCAGCAGGTGTAAAATACGATTCTGATAAAAGAGATTGGTCACTTCTGCCATTGAATGGAGTAGAACAAGTAATTGATGTTCTTATGTTTGGTGCTAAGAAGTACGCACCTGATAATTGGAAGCATGTAGATAATGCTAACATTAGATATTACAATGCTGCTATGCGACATATAGTTGCATGGAAGCAAGGTCAACATAACGACATCGAAACTGGTATCAGTCATCTTGCACATGCTACTTGCTGTCTGCTGTTTATATTATCAATGGAGACAAAATGAACGAGTCGTTAAAAGGAGTGACAATTAGGTCAAATATTTTACATTTCGATTTCGCAGATGATACTACAATGAGTTTGAAAATGAATAAAACAAAAAATAATTCATACGTCGTTGAGATTTCTTGTGAGACTATGGCAGATATTGTTAGAATTATTAATATGAAAACTAATATGTTTGTACAGCATATTGAGAAAGATGTCCGTGAAAATTAGAGATTATTACGGACATCCGATAGAGATTATTAAAGGTAAACCTTTTACAAATTTTATCAGGCTATTATTGTACATGCATATTATTCAAACATGGAGGAATAGACATGTCCGTTAATGACATAACAGGTGATATTCTTAAAACTAAATCTTCTACCCCTAGCTATATCTCAGGGTGGGATTTGATTTGGGGTAAAGATAAAGGATCGACTTGCAATCCAATTGAGTCAGTTAAGAATGCTATTGATGCTAAAATTAAATGGTGTGAAGAACAACCTTCATCTGGAACTTTGACTAATCCAGAAGTGGCAAATAGAGCGTTTGAGGGTGTATTTTCTGACATATTATCGCTTCCTCATGAGGATAGAATGGCCGCTTTATTAGCTGAGGACGATTTAGAAGAGTGTGAATGTGATGGATTATGTACTGGAGACTGCAACGAAAATTAATACCTAAATTTTGACTATGTACTAATCGTAGTGCATAATGTTTAATATAATTTAGGAGATATTATGAGTAAGTTTTATACATACAGTAAGGCAGTTGGAAATAATGTCATAGCAAGATATTATGAAGGTGGTGAACAGTTCACTGAAAAGGTTCCATTTAAGCCTACATTATTCCTACCTAGCAAACTAAAAGAAACAGAGTGGAAAGATTTTTATAATGGCTCGCCCTTAGACGTTCATGAGTTTGATAGTATCAAAGCTGCTAAAGAATTTATAGAAACTTATAAAGAGGTTCAAGGTATATCCGTTCATGGATTTCAAAAGTTTGAATATCAGTATATCAATAAAGAATTTCCGGGTGAAATTGATTACGATCCAACCATGATTCGCACACTAATACTTGACATTGAAACAGTATCAGAAGATGAAGATTCTTTTCCAGATATTCAATTAGCAGATGTTCCAATCGTTCTTATATCACTATACAATTCAGTAGATGGTAAATTGTCCGTCCTTGGATTAAAACCATATGACGACTCCAATGATGACTTTGAGTATAAATTGTTTTCATCTGAACAAGAGTTGCTGAAGTATTTTATCGCGTTTAATCAGATACACAACTTTGATGTGTGGAGTGGATGGAACACTGAAGGTTTCGACATACCATATATCGTTAACAGAATATCTAATCTATTCGATCTAGCAATGGTAAAGAAACTTTCTCCATTCAATTATGTTCGTGAAAAAAAGATCGAGATCCGTGGTAAGTTTGTCCAGACATATGAGATATATGGCATCGTATCATTGGACTATCTTGAGTTTTATAAAAAGTTCATGGTATCAAGTAAGGTATCTTATGCGTTAGGTGCAATTGCTCAAGAAGAATTGGGTGAGACTAAGCATGAGTTGCCAGGCATATCATTTCGAGATAATTATCAAAATCATTTTAAGGAGTTCGTATTTTATTCAGCAAAAGACTCATTGCTCGTTAAGAAAATTGATGATAAATTAAAAATAATTGATCTAGCATTCACTATTGCATATCTTTATAAATGTAATATTCAAGACGTGTTGAGAACAGTAGCGCCGTGGGAAATTTTCATTTTTAACAGTTTAGCTGATAAGAAGATTGCATATCCTCCACGTAGAAATAATCCAGTTGCTCCACTAGAGGGTGCATGGGTTAAAGAACCTATTCCAGGCATGTATGGTTGGTCAATGTCTTTCGACTTCTCTGCTCTATATGCCACTATTATTAGACAATGGAACATTTCACCAGAAACTTTTATACCAGCTAAAACATCATTAGTTGTAAGTGATTTTATGCAATATTCCGATGCTGCTAAAGCTGCACTTGAATACGCAAAAGAACAAAATTGTTCACTAGCATGTAATGGTACGATGTACGATAATTCTGTTATGGGTATCATTCCAGAATTAGTCTCAATGTCTACTATTAAACGTAATATTGCCA